CTGGTCTCTACAGCAAAGACTTCCTTGTAGTATCCATTCCACCAGAGTTTACCAGGCTTCAGCTGCCGGACATCTCTATCAAAGATCCTATGGATGTCATACATAACCTTATTGAATTCATCAGCTGTATCAGTCATGATGCTGAGCTTCAATGTGGCTTCCCGGGTATCCTTATAGAATCTCTTTACTCTACCAAGACCATTCACTCCGGAGATGGTACTGTAGTTCCATGAATTCTTTGTCAGAGTCTCCGGAGATTGTGCAAAGACAGGATACTTCATGAAGTCAATGATGGATCCATCAGACCCTTCATAGTAAAGTGTCATCATTTACACCAACCCCCTTACAACTCTTCCAAGCTCTCTGTCATTCAGCTCAATGGTGATTCCCATCTTAGCTACTGCTGCAGCTACCTTCTGACCTAAGAGATCATAATCAATGTGTGGTACAAACCTTTGTACAGCTTCTCCAATGTAATTCTGAAGCACACTGACAGGTGATACTGCTTCAGGACCTGCTTCTGCAACACCATGATATCCATCCAGTGTAGGAATAAGTGTAGGTGCATCAAATACAACACCTTTAGCATGCCAGGATACACTGAAATGAGGGAGAGATCCCTTACCACCTATACCGAATGGAGCGGATCCACCGGATACACTGATGTGTGGCAGTGACAGTCCGGAGAAGACTCTTCCAATATGAAGAGGGAAGATACCCTTGATCCTGTTCATGATCCCCTGGATGGTGCTCTTAGCTGTCTCAATAGGATGAGTCATGGCACTCTTGATAGCATTGAATGCAGAGGATACTGTACTTCTGATACCTCCTACAACACTGCTGAAGGTGCTCCTGATAGCACTCAGTACACTGCTCACTGTACTCCTGGCTGTCTGTATCGGATTAGTAATAGCTGTCTTGATAGCATTCCACACAGAGGATGCTACAGATCTGATAGCATTGAAGACAGAGCTTACTGTGTTCCGGACACCATTGACCACAGATGTGACTGTGTTCTTGATGGCATTCCATATTGTAGTGATAACTGACTTGATGCCATTCATCACAGTGCTGATGGTGTTCTTGACTGCATTCCATGCTGTGATGACATGACTCTTTATGATGTTGACTACCTCAATCATCTTAGCCTTGATCTGATCCCAGTGCTTCACACATAGGACTATGATGGCTATGACTGCTACAATGGCAGCCACAATGAGGATATAAGGTGCCAGTGCAGCCCATGAAGCTGCAGCAGATGCCAGCTTAGCAGATATCAGAGCACCAAGAGATGTGACCTCAGCTGCATTCATGGCAGTCTGTACTGCCTGAGCTGCTGAATGGAGCAGCATAGCTGTGGTGATGACACCTATGACTCCGGCAAGGACCCCAAAAGCAGTAGAATGCTGCTGGATAAACTGCAGGACCTGTGTGGCTGCAGGAATCACTGATCCGGTGACGAATTGCACAATCTCTCTCATAGGATTCTCAATTCCATCATAGATCTTCAGCTTGAATTCCTCCACAGCAGAATTAAGCTCCTTGATGTCACCACCAAGGTTATCCTGCATGGTATCAGCCATATTCTGTGCTGCAGACTCACCATTCTCAGATGCTGTCTTTACATCCTCCAGGGCCTGTGTGTAGTCATTGAATGAGGATCCTGACTCTTCAGCCTGCTCACTCAGACCACTCATGACTGTCTGGAATTTAGAATACTGAGAAGTACCTGCTATGGTCTTAGCAAGACTGGCCTGCTCAGCGTCAGTCAGGTCTCCCCAGATGGATGCACATCCATTCAGGATGGAAGACAGATCATTCATATTGCCTTGAGAGTCATAGACCTGTACTCCGTACTTCTCCAGCTCTCCGGCACATCCTTTGGTGTCTGTAGCCAGTCTTGTCATGATGGATGACAGACCTGTACCAGCTTCTCCACCTTTGACACCGGCATTGGCCATGGTCATGAGTGCAGCAGTGGTATCTTCTACAGAGAATCCCATGGAATTGGCTGTAGCAGCACAATTCTTATAGGCTTCACCAAGCTGAGTGACATCTGTATTACTGTTGGCCATTGCAAAGGCCATCTGATCTACAAAGGCACCAGCATCATCAGCTGACAGACCAAAAACAGTCAAGTAGTCAGTTACAATGTCTGATGCTTCAGCAAGATCCATATCAGCAGCTGCTGCCAGGTTAAGGACACCATCAATACCACCAAGCATGTCCTGGACATCCCATCCGGCCAGTGCCATATATCCGA